CAGGATTTATAATTGGTAGTGCATCTATCAATGAAACAGAATTAGAAATACTAGATGGAGCTACTCTCTCTACTACTGAATTAAATTATGTCGATGGTGTTACTAGTGCTATCCAAACACAACTTGATAGTAAATCACACATTAATTATAACTTAACTAAAACTGGTAACTATACTGCTGTTGCTGGTGATAAAATATTATGCGATACTTCAGGTGGTGCATTTACAATTACACTTCCTGCCAGTCCTAGTGCTGGTGATGAAGTTCATGTACTTGATGCAACTGCATCTTTTGATTCCAATAACTTGACAGTAGGTCGTAACTCAAAGAAAATACAAGGAGCTACTAACGACTTAACTATAACAACTCAAAATACTGGTATTGGTTTAGTATTCTACAATGATACTTATGGTTGGAGAGTTCTAGTTGACGCTTATGATGTTGATGTAACGGAGCTATAATATGAGTGATATTTATAATCCTAACCAAGATATACATGTAGATAAAGCTACTAGAAAGTTAGTAGTAAAACATACACAAGATACTACGCCTATATTACAAGCAAATAAAATATCTCGTAATCATAGAGCGTCAGAACAAAAAGGTGAATTTCAAAGAATAGCTCAAATACCTTTAATAGCATTACAAATTAAGTGCAAAGAATTATTTGGACATTCAAATTGGTGGAAAATACATAAAGATGATCAACGTGCTATTATAAAAAAAATGATAAATAGTAACGAATTTGAAAACTTTAGAGTAGGAGATAAAAAACTATAATGGCTTTAAATAATTATGCAAACTTACAATCTTCTATTGCTAATTGGTTAGCACGAGATGATTTAACTACAGAGATACCTGATTTTATAGCTCTTTGTGAAGCAGAGTTTAATAGAGAACTAAGAATTAGAAATATGGAGACTACTGCTACAGTCACTATTAATGCTGAACAAATAGCACTACCTACAGGATTTTTAGGAGTAAGAAGTTTCTTCCTTAATAATAATGGTAAAACTAAATTAACCTATATTACACCATATCAACAGTTTGATACGCAAGGCTCAAGTCGAGCAGGAACACCTCAAGCATATAGCATTGAAGGCTCTAACTTTCGTTTCAGTCCTACCCCTGATACAAGTTACACAGCAAACCTTGTGTACTTCAAGGCTTTTGACTCTCTGTCAGCAAGTACGACTACAAATCATATACTCACCAATCATCCTGCTGTATATTTATATGGCAGTTTGTATCATGCAAGTAATTTTATTAGGGGTATTGCACCAGATACTGTTGCACAATGGAGACAGTTATTTATTGAAGCAATCAATCAAATTAAACATATGGATGAAACAGAAAAACATAATGGATCACCATTGATACAAAGATCAGGAATTAATATTAACAATTTAGATAACGTATAATGCAAGTACCTTTTGGAGAATGGCTACCTGATTTACCAGACCACACTAATCCTGGTGCAACACAAGCCTTAAATGTATATCCTGCTGTAAATAGTTATAGACCCTGGAAATCTATTACTACTACTAGTGGTAATGCTTTAACAGCAAGAGCGCAAGGAGCAGCATCATTTAAATCAGATACAGGTGTTATTTCTATATTTGCTGGTGATGCTACTAAGTTATATAAACTAACATCTAATGCTTTTGTAGATGAAAGTGGTGGCACTACATTCTCTACACCTACTGATGGTCATTGGGATTTTATAAAATTTGGTGAGGTTGTTATTGCTTTTAATGGTGATGATGCAGCTCAAGCATGGACATTAGATGGATCAACTGATTTTGCTGCACTTGGAGGATCACCTCCTATATTTAAACACGCAGCTGTTGTAGGCAACTTTGTAGTTACAGGATATCAACCAACTGCACAAACAACTGTAGCCTGGTCTAGTTTTAATAGTCCGACATCTTGGACTGCTGGAACTAATCAATCTGATACAGAAGTTTTACCTGAAGGTGGAACTATTACTGGTGTTACTGGTGGACAGTATGGATTAATATTCCAAGAATCTCGTATTACTAGAATGGATTATAGAGGTGGTAATGTTATCTTTTCATTTAGAAGAATAGAAGATAATGTAGGAGCAGTACAAGGTAAGAACGTAATTAAAGTTGGAAACCTTGTATACTTTTTATCTGAAGATGGGTTTAGAGTTACTGATGGTTCATCATCTAAGCCTATTGGTAATGGTAAAGTAGATCGTTTCTTTTTAGATGATTTAAAGTTTGCTAAACGAGAAAGAGTTAAAGCAACTGCTGATAGAGAAAACAAATTAATATGTTGGTCTTATCCATCTAAAACAGGAACTAACTCTGATACTCAAAATGATAAGATACTTGTATATCATTATGAATCTAATAGATGGTCATTAGTAGTTATAGATCATGAGTATATGATAGATTATCAAACTCCTGGCTATACATTAGAAGAACTAGATGATTATCCAACAGCAGGTGCAAATGATTTAGATGCAATTACTATTTCATTAGATAGTGCATTCTGGTCTGGTGGGCTTAGATCATTTGGTGTATTTGGAACAGATCATAAACTAGGAGCTTTTCAAGGTAACTCATTAAAAGCTGAAATAGGTACAGGTCAAACAGAATTATTTCCTAATAGTCGTTCTATGATTACACATGTACGACCTATTATAGATACAGATGATGCTACAGGATCATTAACTTATAAAAATAAAATAGCTGATACTTCAGCAACAACAAGTGAAAATGCAATGCATTCTACTGGAACAATACCATTCCATAGATCTGCACGATATTTTAAATTTAACATACAAGTTCCAGCAAACAAAGAGTGGAATGATGCACAAGGACTTGATATAGAAGCTACAAACGAAGGATATAGATAATGGCACTTTTAACAAACCCAATGACAGCAGATTTACAACAACGTATTCAAAATACTAGTTTTGGTAGTCCTGATTATTTACAGGGGTTTCAAGGTACAATGCCTACCTGGCAACGTAACATGATTATGAATAATTATATGCCAGGCTTACTTACACCTGAAGGTACAAATGCACCTGTTGATCAAGCAGGAATACCAGATTACAGAGGTTATACTCCAGGAGTACCACCACAGTTTACACAAAATCCAATAGTTCCATTAACAGCTGCTGCAACTAATGTTGTACAAAGACAAGGCGGTGGAGGTGGAGAAAGAACTCCAGGCAGTCCTAATTATGCAGGACCAGGAGTTTCTACAGAATTTGTTGGTGATAATGCTTTTAGAATTAATTCTGATGGCACAGTAGAAAAATTAGATCCTGATTCAATAGATTATAAGTTAGCTAATTTTATGAAAACTATTACTGGTTTTAGTCCAATGAGTTTAGCAAAACAAGGGTTAGGTTTAGATGCTGATGCTGATTATAAAGAAACATTAAATATAATGCAAAGAGTGCAAAACCAATACGGACAAGATGTAGCTAAAGATTTTAGAGATAAAGCATTCCCAGGTAAACCTACAACAGGTGCTGAAGGAACTGGATCTGGACAAGTTGGAAGTACAGGACCAACCGCTAGAACTGGTAATACTCCAACTGGAAGTATAAGAGATAGTGGAATGGTAAGAACCTCTCCTAATCAAGGACCAGCAGGTAGAGGTGGAGGAGGTGGAGGAAAAAGCAGTCCTTCAGCTAGTGGTGAAAAAAGTGGACAAGCTTCTGGATCTGGAAGAACAGGTAGTACTGGTCCTACTGGTCGTAGTCGTGGTGGCTGGTAATGGCTAGTAAACAAAATTTAGAATATGTTTACAACTATCCTGCATATACTTTACAGGGTATACTATTATCTACATATGAATATCAATTAGTATCAGAGGATATTACTAATCAATTAGTAAGATATCATAACTCTGAAAATCAGGAGGTAGTATCATGGTTTCTTGCGTAAACTGTAATCATGAATGTCATTGTAGTAACAATGGACAATGTGCTGTATGCAAATGTTCTAACTGCGAACATGAAAACGCATTAGATGAATTTTGGAAAAGAGTAGAAGATGGCTCACATATACAAGAATAGTAAAGTTGATCTAACAACTACTGATGATACTTCATTATATGTAGTACCAGCAGATACAACATCTGTTGTAAAATCTATATTAGTATCTAATGATGATACAAGTAATGCATGTCATATAACAGCTACATTATTAAATACTTCTAATGATGTATTTAGTTTATTTAAACAAAAAAATATAACAGCTAAAACAACTGAAGAACTATTGACTAGTCCATTAGTTATGAACACAGATGAAGATTTAAAATTTCAAGCAGAAAATGCTAATGATCTTCATGTTATAATTAGTTATTTAGAAATTACATGATTAAAGCTATATTAATACCTACAGAAAATGTAGAAGAAGCATGGAGTCTGGTGGATAAACATATTGCTATGGCATTAGAAAGATCAGGAGAACACTTTAATAGTTCAGATATTAAAGCTAATTGCTTAGATGAAAGTATGCAACTTTGGTTAGGCTGGGATAAAGATGCAGAAGAATCACATTATTGCACAGCTATTACACAAATATTAAAAAGACCAAACTCAAGAGTATGTAATGTATTTATTGCAACTGGTCGTGAAATGAAAAAATGGGTACATGTTATGGATGATATAGCCAAATGGGCTGATACACAAGAATGTACACATGTAGAATCATGGGCTAGACCTGGATGGGAAAGAGTCCTTAAACAATATCAATTTAAAAAAACACACGTTTTGCTAGAAAGGAAACTATAATATGTCAGGTGGAGGCGGAAGCGGAGATACAATTATTCAGGAAAATCAGGTATCACCTTATGAACCATCAGAACAGTATTTAAAGAATATACTATCTGAAGCATCAAACTTATATCAATCTGGAGCTGGTTCACAATATTATCCTGGATCAACAGTAGTACCTTTTGCATCACAGACGCAAGCAGGTTTACAAGGATTAGAAAATTTATCTCGTAATCAATTATCTGGATCACCAATGATGCAACAAGCTGGAAATGTTTTTTCTGGTTTTGCTGCTGGACAAGCACCATCTGTTTTTGGTGGTAATGTAGGAGCTGGTGGACAATATTCAGGAATTCCTACACAAACTTACAGTGGTATGGCACAATTATCACCACAACAAGCTTATTTAGGTGATGTTAGATCAGCTATAACAAGTGATGTTATGGGAGATGTGCAATCACAATTTGGTGGTATGGGTAGAACAGGAAGTAGTCCTGCTGCACAAGCTGCAGCTGCAAGAGGTGTAGCTCAAGCTTATGCTCCTATAGCAACTCAAGTGAGTGAAGCAGAAAGAAATAGGCAACTAGGAATGCAACAAGATGCATTAGCTAGAGCGCAATCTGCTAATCAGTTTCAAACTCAATCTATGATGGGTATGCAAGGAGATCAGTTTAGAAGGCAACAAGCAGCTGATATGATGAATGCACAACAAATGCAAGCTGCTAATCAATATGGTCAGCAACAACAATTAATGGCTGCTGGTCAATTACCTGGTATGCAACAAGCTGCTGATGCAAGAGCTATGGCTGGAGCGCAAGGACTTGCTGGTGTTGGAGGTGCTTTTGAAGATCTACAAGGCAGATTCCTACAAGAAGATTTACAACGATATCAATATGAACAAATGTCTCCATACAATAGGTTAGCACAATACGCAGGTATTGTATCACCTATAGCATCTGGATTCCCAATTACACAACAAGCTGCAGAACAACCACGTTATAATGCTCTTACAGGAGCTTTAGGTGGTGGACTTGCTGCTGGTTCTATATTTGGTGGCAATCCATACTTTGCAGCAGGTGGAGCATTATTAGGTGGACTTGGAGGGTTCTTTTAATGGCTATAGATTTTTTTAAAAATACATTTAATCCAACTGGACAAGGAACTATGTTTGGTCAACAAACTAATTCACAAAATACATTTTATGACTCGTTAGTTAATCAATATGGTCTTACTGATGAAGGAATGTTAAATTTAAGTTTAGATTTAGGAAACAAAGAAGATGCTCCTAAATTAATTGAATCTATATTTAAGTATAATAATATAGAGCCTAAAGAAAATGCTATTACAGAAATGATGGACAACCCTGGTTTTATTATGGGTTTATCATTAATGAATCAAGCAGCTACTGGTAAAAGTTTAGGTGCTGCACTTATGCCTGCAGCTACAACTACACAAGGATTTATAGCTAATCAGGATTTACGCAAACAAAATAAAAAGTTAATGCGTATGAAAGAAACTGATCAAGTAAGAGCAATTAGTAAAGATATATCTGATCTAGCAACAGCAGAATCTAGTAGAGCTTTAACTGGTGCGCAAACAGAAAATGTTATATCTGAAACAAATATAAATGATATTAAACAAAATTTAGTAAGAGCTAATATCAATCAAACTATTGCACAAACAGGTCAATTTAATGCACAAACTGATGCAATAAGAGAAGATATTAAATTAGATCAATTAACACTTGATATGAGAAATAATCAATTTCAACGTGAAATTGCAGCAATCAATACTATTGAAGCTGATGAAAACTTATCAGATGATAGAAAAGCATATTATTTACAAAATCCTGGATTATATGGATCAACAGATGAATCTGAAAGACTTACTCCTACAAGTGGTGCTATTAGTAAATCACAAAAACTTATTGGTGATAAATTTGTAGATAACCTTGTTGAAAAAATACCTGGATATGATTCTACTAGAAAAGATGAATTAAGAGGTGAGTTAGTTGATAGTATTGCTAAAAAAGCAACTGAAACAGCTTTATATGAGTTTAATAACGGTAATAGATCAACTAGAGATGTTACTTCAGCTGATATTGATGCAGCTTATAGTGAATTAATTAAATCAGGTGAAATTCAAGAAGCAGGCTTTTGGCAAAATCTTGTTGGCGGTCGTATCTTTGGTTTATTTCAAAAAGACGCTAGTGGTATTGTGTTAGGTAACAGATTAGGCGGTGATGTAGAAGAAGGTAAACCTACAATAGTTGGTGAAGATGGACCAGAAGTATTCGTACCATTAACAGATGGAAAAATATTATCAAATCCAAAAACTGCAGGTGGTTATACTTGGGAAGATGCTATAATTGACAGTAGTGAAATGCTTGCAAAAATTAAACAATCTAGCGGAGCTGAAGAAGCTAAGAAAGCATTAAAGAAATTTAGACCTGATTTATATATCTAATGGCTGAAAATCCTAATGTGGATATGCCTAATATCCAAACACCAGAAGTAGGTTTTAATATTAGACCATTAGGAGAACTTTGGTTTGAAGAATCTTTACCTGCATCTCTATATCAGTACTTTACTGGTAACACTAAAAAGAAACAGGCTGAAGATGCTAAGAGAATATTAAGAGAGGCTACGCCAGGTAGCAAGGAACACAAAGAAGCTACTCGTGTATATAACAAGTTTAGCTATCTTTTAGATGAAGGTGGAACATTTGATGCAAGTGAAGTAGCCAAGTTTCTAATTTCACATCCATCAATGTTGGCAAGTGAACTAATAAATGCAACCCTTGCTGATCCTTATTTATTAGCCATACCTATAGTAGGATGGGGGCGTTTAGGAAACGCAGCTGTAAAAGCTGTTGAAGCTACAACAAAAACGGGCGAGCGTTTAGCTCGTGCTGGAGCTGCTGTAGCTGGTGGGGCTGCTTTCGGTACTGCATATAGCATACCCCTTCAGTTAGGGGAAGATGCAGATATCTCAGCAGGTAGAACCATAGCAGAAGCTAGTATTGCAGGTACTGCTAATTTAGCTTTTGGTGCTATGTTGGGGGGATTAAGTTCTAAGTTATCTAAAGAAGCTGAAGTTTCTATAGAACAAGCTGCTGTAAAAGTTGCACAGAAAATAGAACAAAATCCAAAAAACCTTGAGAAAGCTCTTGAAGAAGCTACTGATGAAATTCTAAGAGCATCTAAAGGTGGACCAGTTATAACTGAAGAAGTTGCTGGTATGATAAAAGAAAACATCAAAAGAGATGTACATCAAATTAAAAATGCAACTTTGATGAATCAGTTTAACTGGAAAGCTACTGGATCACTAGCAGGTGTAGGGGGTCTTGCTGGATTCCTAACTGCTGAAGAGGATAAATTAGCTACTGCTGCTGGATTAGGTATAACCTTTGCAAGTGTACCAATAGCTGTAAGAGGGATAAGAAAGATCTTAGATAAGACTTCTATAGAGGACAAATTAACTAAAGCTGAAAACTCTATTAATATAAAAGAGATGACATACTCTATGAAAAGTAACATAGCAGATGTTGAATTAGCTGTTAGAAGATTTGATGATTTAAAAAATTTAGTAGATCCTGTTAAAGCAGAAGCAATGGTATTTGCTGCACAAGATCCTAAGAAAATTCTTAAAGATGGTTCATTTACATTTAAGAAATTTAATAAGAAAGTTTTATTAGATGCTAATAACCGATATGTACAAAGGCGTGATGAGTTAATAAGGTTAGGGAATACGGAAAAGCAAGCTAATAGAACATCCTATTTTGAATTACAAAAATATATTGATTCTAATCTAGAAAATGTAACCGTAAAATTCAGTAAAAATGAATTGAATCTTGTAAAAGAAAATGGTGTATTTGCAAAATTTCATGCTGAAATGCTAAATTTAGTAAATAGGAAAGGTGCTAGAGTAGGCACAGTAAGAAACTATATTAGCCAAGAATGGGAAGCTGCACCTGGAGGAAGAGTCTATGGTAATGCAGAAAAAGTTGATGTGGCTAAAATGGTTATGGATGATGGAACTATCATGCCAATAAAAGATTTATTTGGTATGACAGGGGGGATAGGTAAATCTGCTAAGAAAAGAATAATACCAAGTTATGAACAAGGTATACAAATGGGATTTATACCTAGAACAAATGACCTGGGCGATTTAAATATATTTGATATTATGAGTCGTTATTCATTGAGTGTAGGTAAAGCAATTAATGAAAGAACATTAATACAACACTTAAAAAAGAATCCGTTTCCTGGAATGAATACTCCAGTAATACATACTAACTTAGATAAAATACCACAATCATTAAAAACTAAATATGTTGAATTTGATCATCCTATTATTAATGAACGAATATACAAAAAAACATTAAATACTAAAACTGGTAAAATGGAAAGTACTGGTGAAGTACAAAAAATAGCTAAGGCTTATGTACATGAAGATGCAGTACCTTATTTAAAAATGGTAATGGATGCACAAGACCCAAATGCATTCATTAGGCACTCACAAAATTTAAACTTCTTTATGAAAAGATTTGCAGTAGGTGCTTCATTCTTTCATGCAGCATCACTTATAGAAAGTGTATTTTATACCTTTGGACCATTTAAAGGATTAAAACCTGCAGGTAAATTTACTAAAGAAGCTTTTAGTAAAGAAAAAGGTGTAATGTTAAAAGGAGCTGATGATCCTAATCATCCTGAGTTTTTAAAATTCTTAGAAGATAACTATGTACCTACAATTAAAAGAATGGAAGATTCTGAGTATGGTGATGTAATACAGTTATTAACCAGAAATGGTTTAACTATTAATACACCAACTGATGTAGGTGCTGACGTTTTTTATAGATCATTTAATAGTATAGAAGATGCAGTATCAAAAATACCTGCAATGGGAAAAGTATTAAACGATTTAGGTGTAAAACCTACTAGAAAAGTATTTCGTTGGTTTGACAAAGTAACTTGGGAAAGAAGCTTTACTAATATGAAGCTATATACTGGGTTAGCAAAACTAAACCAACTTATTATAGACAATCCAAATGTACCAATTACTCAATTAGCAAGAGATGCTGGTGAGTTTGCAAATGATGCTTTTGGAGGTCAAGATTGGGCTAGATTAGCTAATGAAATAGCAAACCCAATGTTACGAAGTATGGCACAAGAAGCCTTTAAACCAGGCGCAAGACCATACTTACAGTTGGCTTTATTTGCACCAGATTGGACAACATCCAATATAAGAGTAGCAGCTAGAGCTATACCTGCATTTAATGCAAATGAACGTAACAGAAATCTTTATATGACATATTTGATAAATGGTGCTATATTGTATGGAACATTAGCAAATGCTATGAACTATGCGTTTAGTGGTAAGTCAATATTGGAAAATAAAGATCCAACAAGAATAGATTTAGGAAATGGTGAAGTCATGACGTTTAGTAAACAATACATGGAACCGTTTCATTGGTTAACAGATCCACAAAAAACTGGCGTAAAAAAACTAGGTTCTTTAACCAAAACATTCGGCGAGATAATGACTAATAAAGAATATCTCACTACTGGTTGGAGTCCACAAATAACTAAAAAAGACGATAATGCATTAGAAAAAGCATTATTACTTGGCGGTCAGGTAGGACAAAAATTCTTGCCTATCTGGGTGAGTCAAGCAGTAGACGAATATATGGAAGATGGATTATCATATGATGATGCATTAAACGTAATTTTAGGGCAATTAGGACATCCCAAATACAATGCTCCTAGATCATCAGCTTTTAAAACAAGACAGCTGATACAAAACCCAGAAAAAGCTTTATTTTAAGGAGAAAACAAAATGGCTGGAACAGGCGTAGGTAAATTTAGTTCAACTGCTGGTAACAATACTAGCAACATGACTGTAAACTTTGCAGAGAATATGGCACCAAGTAATGTCAATAATGCTGCAAGAGAATTGATGGCACATATTTATGATATGTACAAACAATTAGGTGATGGTTACTTTGAGTATGGTGACGGAGATGCTACATATACTGTGGCTAGATCTGATGCTGATACTATAACTATAACTTCAGCATCTGATATTTCATCAATATACTTTCCAGGTAGAAAGATAAGAATCACTGATGGTGGTGCTAATGTTGTCGAAGGCACAATAGCATCTTCTTCACACTCATCTACTACACAAACTGTAAACCTTACAGGTATCTCGTTGGCTTCTGGTACTCCTACAAAAGTTGAACTTGGTATAGATACAGCTGCATTTGGTGGAAGATTAATCCTTGATGATGATGGCGATAGTTATATTGAAGCTCCTACTGATGATACTATTGATTTCTATGCAGGTGGTACAAAGATAGGAACCTTTACTACTACTACTGTAGATTTTAATGATGGTGTTACAATTACAACTGCTGATAACTCAGACACACTAACACTAAAATCAACTGATGACGACACTGCTGAAGGTCCTGTATTAAAATTTACTAGAGATCCCTCTGGTGTTGCTGATGGTGATTTACTTGGAGCAATTAAATTTGTTGGTGATGATGCTGGTGGTAATGCAACAGATTATTTTGAACTGCAGTCATCTATTGGTGATGAAGGTGCTGGTTCGGAAGATGGTCGTTTAACTTTTTATGGAATGGTTGGCGGAACTGCAAGAAATGTTTTAGATATAACTCATAGTAATATTGTATTTAATCAAGACTCACAAGACATAGACTTCCGAGTAGAGTCTGACAATGATACACACGCCTTCTTTGTACAAGGCTCAAATGGATCGGTTGGTTTTGGAACATCAACAATGACAACTGACTTTAACGTTGCTGGTGCTGCTGCATTTACAACAACAGGAACTACTAGTAATTTTAAAATTATATCATCTGACGATGGTGCTTCAACAGCACCTGACCTTATTCTTTTTAGAGATTCATCTAGTCCAGCTGATAATGATTTTATGGGAAGATTAGATTTTAGAGGAAAAGATAGTGCTGGTAATGAAACAGACTACATTTCCATGTATGCACAAGCAACAGATGTAACTGATGGATCTGAAACTTCACATTTTACAATACAAGATGCTCAAGGCACTTCTTTATTAGAACTTTCTACAACTTCTGGAACTGCAGGAGTTGTATTTAATGAAGATTCTGCCAACCATGACTTTAGAGTAGAATCTAATGGTGTTGGTCATATGCTATTCGTTGATGGTGGTAATGATAGAGTAGGAATAGCTTATTCAACTCCTGTTTCAACATTAACAGTTGGAGGTCAAATCACAGCCACAGCTAGTGCGGTTTCAGCTCCAACTTATGCTTTTAATACTGACCCTGATACAGGAATGACTAGACCAACAACCGACACACTTCAATTTGTTACTAATGGTACTGAAGCAATGAGAATTACTAGTGGGCAAACAATATCTACTGGCGGTGAATCTAGTCCAGATGTAGGCGTAGGTGGTATTGGTTTAAGTCAAGGAGCTAATGATGATCCTATTTTAACCTTTAAATCTTCTGATGTTGCACATGGAATGACTGCCATAGCTGAAACAGATACTTATGTTAAAATGTTAAAAAATAGTGATGGTGGTGGTGCTTTAAATTTAACAACGCTATCAGAAACTGCTACTGCATTCAGGCATGTAGCCTGTGCAACTGGATCAAATACAGCAGAATCTTTAGCTGCTACATCTGTTTGGGGTGTTGATACTAGATTAAAAGATGGGTCAAGTGTTACTGGCCCAGGTGCTGATGATAACATTGCTTCTTTTAGAACCTCTGATCAAGCGCAAGTTATTTTTAAAGGTGATGGTGAAATATTTAGTAATCAATCAGCAACTGTTGGCACTTACGATGCTTACGAAGATGCTCAATTAATTCGTGCTTATGATTTATCTCATATGCAAGGTGTTATAAATTCTAAATTTGATAAATTTGTACAATACAATAAAGATGATTTAGTTAAAGCTAGACTTATTGGTAAAGATGAAGATGGTAATGCTACTAGCTTTGTAAACTGGACAGGAATGAGTAGATTACATAACGGTGCCATTTGGCAACAGTATGAAAAACATCAAAAACTTGCTAGTGCATTTTATAAACTAGCAGAAAAAACTATTGGTAAAGAAGAAGCTGATAAACTTCTTACTGATGAAGAAATACAATTATTAAACTAAGGAGAAAACAATGGCAATAACAGCAAATATGACAACTCATGATGGTATAGCATTAACAGATGCATACGTTAGAGTAACGTCTACATATGTTAAAAGCATGAAAGATGATGAAGGCAATGATGCATGGAAGCTAGTCTACGATGTTGTAATTTACAAAGATAAAGCAACACGTGATGACGCAGACAAAGAAAAAACTATGCGTATATCTAATCGTCATGTAGATCATTTTAAAATTGACTATGATCTTGATAGTTCTGATAATCCTGTTAAATTAGCTTATGCTGATTTGAAAACAAACAGCGAATTATCAAACGTACAAGATGTATAGGAGATACAATGTTTACATTAGACAACAAAGAATATGACGAAACTAAATTATCTAACAAAGGTAAAGCACTATATCAAAAACTAATGAAAATAGGTGCTGATAAATTTGATCTAGATATTCTTGCAAACCATTATACGACTCTTCTACAGGCGGAGTTACCAAAAGAAGAAGAAAAAAGTGGAACAGGAGAATAGAGAAGCAATTATCCGTATTGAGGGTAAACTAGAGCTAATGGATAATAAGCTCAACACTCTCAAGGATAACCATCTCTATCATGTCGAAAAAGACATGCGTCAACTCAAAGCTCTAGTATGGTTTATTGGTACTACAGTATTTTTACAAATGTGTTATTTAATAGTAAGAACGCTAATTTGACAATAAAGGTCAAATAAGTTCTATATAACTTATGAATAAAACTATATTAGTTATTAGTGATACACATATTCCGTATCATCATCCTGATTTAATACCTTTTTTAAAAGCATTAAAAACAAAATATAAGCCAGATCGTATTGTTCATATAGGTGATGAATGTGATAAACACGGATTAAACATGCATGGGCAAGATCCTGATTTACCATCTGCTGGTGATGAACTAGTAGAATCTAGAAAAGTCATTAAACAGTTAGAACAAATGTTTCCTACTATGGATATACTTCATAGTAATCATGGTAGCCTGGCATATAGAAGATCATTTAAAGCAGGACTTCCAAGAGCTTATATGAAAGGTTATAACGAAGTTTTAAATGTTGGACCTAAATGGAAATGGCATGAAGAATTATCTATTAAATTACCTGATGGTAATACAGTATCTTTTCATCATGGCAAAGCAGCAAATATTTTAGCTGTAGGACAAAAACAAGGAACATGTTATGTCCAGGGGCATTATCATACTAAATATTCTATTGCTTACTGGGGTAACCCTATGTCGTTATTATGGGGTATGCAGGTAGGCTGTCTAATAGACAAAGATGCTATGGCTTTTGCTTATGATAAATTATTTAAAGATAGACCAGTTATTGGCTGTGGAATAATTATAAATAGCCAACCAAAATTGTTACCAATGGTCTTGAATAAAGGGGGAAGATGGAATAAAGTAGCTCCATGAGTTCGTTTGATAAACAAATAGATGGAGATCATTATTCTAAATTGGCAATACAGCCAACCAAATATATAACAGCTAACAAGCTAGGTTATATTGAGGGAAATGTAATTAAGTATGTAACAAGGCATCGCATGAAAAATGGAAAAGCTGATATTAAAAAAGCAATCCATTATCTTGAGATGCTGCTAGAGGATTATGGTAAATAACTTAGTGAGAGCCGAAGTACCAAATAGAATGCATTGTTTTAATTTACGAATGATCGTAGACACCAGAACTGTGAATACATCAGTCGATTATTCTGTATCGCCTACAGGAGTAAATCCTATGGCAATATGGGTAAAATTAAAACCTAATGAATCTACTCTTGATAGAGAAGTGCGCGCAGAAGGTAAACTAGCATCTTTACTTTTACAGTACGGATGTTCTTTAAAAGAAGTGTCAGACACTCTAGGGAAAGATTCTATAATTGGAGCAGTTGCTAATTACATAAATAAAAATATTGCAGATATACTTGCAGGTAATCAACCTGATAAGATACCTAATTTAAACACAGATCCATACAGAATTAAATGATTGAAAACTTAAAAAAACGTATACAAGAACATGAAGGATTTAGAGATGTTGCCTATAATGACACTCTAGGTATAGCCACTATTGGATGGGGGCATATGATTCTACCTGAAGATAACATACAAATAGGAAATAAGTATTCAGTAGAATTTCTAAAAGAGATATTTGAAAAAGATTTTAATATAGCTGTTAAAGGCGCAAAGAAGGTCATAGAAGAGTATATACCTAATTTGTATACCCAAGACCTAACACAGAGTCAAATCGAACTAATAGAGGGTGTTTTGATAGAAATGGTCTTTCAAATGGGTAGACCAAGAGTTTCTAAGTTTAAAAAAACACTAAAAGCAATCAATGAAGGCGATTTTACTACTGCTGCAGATGAAATGCTAGATAGTAGATGGGCTGATCAGACCTTTGAAAGAGCTTTAGTACTCTCACTAAAAATAAGGAAAATATAAATGTTACAAATGTTAATCAAGCCTCTCTTAGGAGTGGCTAGTGATGCTATTGGTGGATATATAGAAACCAAGAAAGCAAAAGCTAAACAAAAACTAGTTAAGATAGAAGCTGAAACAGAGATTGTAAAACAACAAATTAAAGGTGAAATAGACTGGGATGTAGAAGCAATCAAAGGATCTAAAGAGTCATGGAAAGACGAATATTTAACCATACTTTTTTCAATCCCTTTATTGCTCTGTTTCTTACCATTTACTGTAGAGTATGTTGAACGAGGTTTTGCAGCTCTTGCAATGACACCTGACTGGTACAAATACACATTGGGTGTAATCGTATCAGCATCATTTGGTATTAAGGGTGCATCAAAGTTCTTTAAAAAATGATTTGGATCCTAACAGTAATGATGTGGTACGAAGGAGAACAAACTAGAAATACTCATCTTCAAGATATGGAATTTATATCTGAGGATGCATGTCAACAATATCTTTTTGATAATAAAGTAATCCTAGTAGATAGTTTATTAGAAAAGTTTAGAAACATAAATGGAATGAATATGCAATCATTTGAATATTTTTGTGAAGGTACATTTGTACAGTTGGATGAGGTATGAAAGTAAGTGAAAACACCTCTATCTCAATGCCAGCTCGTAATCTTATCTCTATTATTGGGGCTATTCTTGTGGGTGCTTGGTTCGGGTTTGGAGTCATTGAGCGACTTAATATTATAGAAACAGAACTACAGCTAATGCAAGCTGACTTACTTAAAGCTGCTGAACAAAAGCCTATTGATCAGGAGCAATATATGTTATTGGAATTTCTATCTAAAGAACATGAGAAATTAAAAACAGATGTAGAAGATAAACTACCTATGATTGATAAAGTTGATATGCACTCTCAGTTTATAGAAGAAAGAGTAATAGACCTTGAAACTATTACAGATAAATTAAGAAATAACGGTACACATGATTGAAGTAGTATTTGCAATATTAATGATAAGCAACGGAAAGGTTATAGAGTATGTGCCTACAAGCGGTATGGCTGACTGCCTTGAACAGAAACGCATTGTTACAAGACAGATCGGTGAGGATCAAGCTGGTGTCGCAATCCAATGTAAACAAGTTACAGCGGAAATCGAAATCGACATGGGAGACAGAAAAAGAATCCTTAAAATAATAGATTAAATTCTAGAAGAAGCTTCTTTAGTACGCCACATCCCTATACGTTCTTTAGCTAAATTATATAATTCTTTTAATTGATCATACCTTGCTTTTGCAAACGCCAGGTTGTCATTATGTGTTAACATTCTGTTATCTGCATAAGCTTCAGTAGTACGAGCTGCATCTGACTTTTCAGTAGATTCTTTCTTAATTGTATTAAGTAATATCTTTGTATAACCTTCCATAAGTATATAGGCTTGATTATATTCAGTAAGTGTATCTAGGTTGTTTATACAAAAATTATATGCTCTTTCAGCAGCAGCTTCATCAAGTATAGACTCTTGACCAATTTTAATATCCTTCTTTGTTTTTTCAAAGTTATTTAAATCATAAGACATTTAAGTCACCTTTCTTTTCAATGTAAGATTTCATTCTGGTGCATTTAATTATAGTATGCATAGGAAATTGTCTTAAAAACATTTTCTTTGCAATTTCTAATGTATGTGCATCAACTCTTGCATCAACAATACGACCTTGTTTTTTATTTTTCTCAGGAGGTGCAGTAGCCTCTATGAACCAAATCTTAGGTGCATTCTGTTGATACTCCTGGAGTCTAATCTTAGCATCTAAAATATCTAAGTTATTACTGTTCAATGTAATGTCCTTTCTTTATTTACAAATAAATAATTCCAAATATTATCATCTTGTTCACCTGTTGCGAACAATGTTACTTTCTTACTCTTTCTATTTACAATTCTGTATATAGTAGTTCTAGAGTCTCCAGCTTTATTATGTGAAGATATAATAATTACAGGTACTTTGTTTTTCTTATTACCATCTTTCATCTTTCCTTCACTTACAAAACTGTAGCTAGTAACATCTAGATCTTCAATCATACTCATAATTTCTGGTGCTTCTTTACTAAAATCTTTTTTAATAACTTTAGTAAGTCTTGCTTCACCCTGTGAATGACCTACAATAATAGTTACTAATTCACCATCATTCTTAAAATTTTCAACAGCTACCTTGCATGTACTCTCATGATAGCTGTCAAAAAAAGCTGAGTCTAGAGCTTGTATTTCAGAATCAGAAAGGAATTTTTTGTCCTTCGTTGTCATATTCTGCTGATACTTCCTCTGGTTTCATATTAGATGCACTGTAAAGATTAACAGCTCTATTTACATAAGCTACTTGATCTTCAAATGCTATTTCTTCTTGTCTTGAAGCCAACATAATATCGTTGACTGCACGAACTCTAACCATATCCATTGATCGTAAAGCTTGATCAATAACTGAACCAAGGTTTGTACTTGCAGGTTTCTTTGCAGCTGGTGTTGATACATCATCATCCAGGACTGCTAAATCATCTACAGCTTTTAATTGTTTAGCTGTATACGCTTTACCATTCTTACTGTAACCTTCAAATTCAATCCATGCACCTTCTTTAAGGCTCATTGGATCACCTCCGTCACTCATTAGTTTTGAGTTCCAATAAATGGTAACATCATTACCACTTAGTTTTGCAGGAATCCAGAATTTGATTTCATCACCTTCTGAATAATCCCTTGCGTCTTTTTTTAGTTGAGCTTGATAAGTCATACTTCCTCCTTTTAGTTTAAGACCAATACCTATTAGCGATTTTCCTAGTTTCTGCATCCCATTTATACCCATCTGTATTTAATACTGTGTGTTCAATAAACTCTTTTGCATTCTTGAACAGTTTATTTGATTTCTCTATTTTCTTAAAAACACCCATCATAAACATACTTTGTTGTTCTATGACTTCTGGTGGTAATTCAAATAACCCTACTTTTTTATCTGTAGCGTATAATAAAGCTGTTCTTTTGTTCATTAACTTACCGTATAAAGCAGCCTGGCGTATATGAGCCAACTTAGTTTGAAACGGATCTGTAGGAAAAGCCATTGTAGCTTTTGTGTCTACAATTATATCTGTAAACTCAAAATCTGGTACATAGGTTATATTATGTTTTAACCCCCTGTACTTTACAATGTGTTTCTTATTATAATGCAATAATTCTTGATCAATCTTTTTTAAGACTTCTGTAAAATTCTTTGCAATTAAACCAACTTTATCTAACTGTTTAGGTATTACTCCCTCATCAGCTTTCAGTTGATCTTCAGCCATCATAGTAAACGTATTATAGGCTACATTTTCAACATTTATATCTCCTGGAGCAGTTAATGCTACATGAGCTGCATGTTCTGATGCATTACCCATTGTCATACTATAATTAGTTTCAGACTGTATTTTAAAGTAATTACGGATTAACCATAACGAAGGACTATCAATGAAATCGTTACCACGACTTGCACTATGGCGATATTCCTCATTTAAAATAGGATTGGTTTTTTTCATATTACTCACTTTCAAACTATCATATTGATTGATTAATTTCAATAAATCATATTATATATTTACCTATGGACAAAGAAGATAAACGAGAAATAGTACCTGTTCTAAAACAAGGTAGCTATGTTCGAGTTATGAATCTTCGAGAATGTTCATTAGATACTCTTCGTAATCGTAATCTTATTTCACCTATCCAATACTCTGCTGGATTGAAGTATCGTAAGTTATTTGAAATATCACAAATAGGGGCTAAAACAGCCAATTTATCAGAGAGAATAGATTCTACTGGTAAAGGCGATATAGCAGATCATAAACTGGATGCAATGCAGGAACTAGTACGCTGTAATACAGCAGTAGGACCAACATCTGCAAGAGTACTAGATTTAGTCTGTGGTGAAGGATATACTATATCTGATCTCAATCGTATAATGGAATGGTCTAAATACTATGGTGGACATAGGCTTAGAGAAGCTTTAGGTGAAGCTGCATACCATTTTGGACTACAGAACAAAGGTAATACCATTCGTGGCTAAACGTAAGCGTATAGACAAATCTCTCTTTGATCCTAGTATACCTACCAGACATAGGTCAAATAAGCATCTAATGCACGTTAGAGAGCATTCTTGCTGTGTTTGTAAAACCGACCAAGATATTCATGCACACCATATAACCTATGCACAGTCAAATGGCATGGGATTAAAGGTTTGTGACTCAAAAACTGTACCATTATGCATGTTTCACCATATGGAATTACATCAACAATATGGCAATGAACGTAAATTTTGGTTAAACTATTGTTTAGAACCGACTATTTATGCAGCAATTTTATGGAAAAACACTTGTAAATGACTTCCAACTCGTATAACTGTTTAAAGTACACTAGAATAGGTGTATCTAAATGAAACTCCCATTACAGGTTAAAGTAGGATATAGAATAATTGATATTGTATATGCTACACCTGATTTCCGTGATGATAATATGACGGATTGCTATGGACAGTACTTAGATAGACAATCAAAGATAGAAATACAACCAGGCTTAAAACCAGAAGAAGAAGCGAATACTGTTATTCATGAGCTTTTACACTGTGTATTTAAGACTATTGGTGAGACTAATGAGGGTATGGCACTAGCTGATGGTACTACTGAAGAACGAGTAGTACTCAATACAGCTAATGCAATTCAACCATTGTTCTTTATGGACAATCCTAAATTACTCGTCTATATCACGAAGCTTCTTGGCAGCTCGACCAGTAAGTGATTTAAGATCATCAAGTATCTCAGACATATCTACTTTTAGTTTCTTGTAAGATCTACTAAAGATCCAACCAAGTATTAATCCTAATATAAAATACCACATATTTATCCTTTCTATTTAACGAGGAGGCTCTCTAATGCGCAGCCCCCTCTATCCTTTATACTTCTCAATGTTAGGATCCTAAAGGAATATTTTAGCGAGAGCCTAACGCCACCAGGTAGCGAGCCTGATACGACTTCGGCTCTCTGTTCTCTTGAGAATATTTTAACCAGAACCAATACCTTGTTAACTCATAATATGCATTCGGATTTACATGGTTCTGTATCCTCTGATCATTTCTTGCTAAAGGAATATCTATTGGCTTTTTTCTCATCTATACCTGTACCTGGAATAAATTTACTCAGGCTTCTCAGGTTCGATCATTTAAGATCTAGGTATAGCCTATCCTGATACCAAATATTTATTTACTTTCTATCTGTAAAGGTTTGTAACCTAAATCAATATTTGCACCTGATAATGTAGCTGATATTGCTTTCATCAGATGTTCTGATTGACTACCAGCAGACCAGATCATATCTCTTGCTTGCTGATGTGCTGTATCAAGAGCTAATAAATCTTTACCATCTTCAGTATTTTTATATTCTCTATCAACTGTTAAAGCACATAACTGTTTAAGTTTAGAAACTACTTCAGCGTATGAATCAATACGATATGTACTTATATCTTCTGCTTCACACATTCTTTCTACTACTTTAAACAATTCATCTTTCCTCTTATTATAAAGTTTTTCTTGTTTATTAAACTCATTCAATAGACTCTGTATTCCTATAGTCTTTAGATACTTCGGATACATTTTCTCTATCATTTGTTCTTTCTTTCGAGATTCTTTGAGTTCTAGTACTCTTTTTGCACTGTGTATCTGATCGCCTACTCTTTCTAAAAAATATTGTCTTTGACTTTCACTCATTTTAGACATGGTATTTCCCTTTCGTTATTGGTAATTGTGTAATACTTATCTGATCATTGTATAATAAATCAATCAGTGCCATGAATATTACTTTTTGTTTGTAGCCAT